GGCGTCTTTTATATAGCTAAAGGAGACCTTTTTGGTCTCCTTTTTTGTATAATAAGTATATGAATACATTGAAACATATCCAAGACTTTATAGAAGCGATGAATGTAACCTCATCGACTAATGATAAAAAAGCGGTTCTTCAACAATTTAATAGCCCATATCTCAGAAAGATCCTAGAGTATACGTATTCGCCATTTAAGCAATACTATGTTACACCAGCAAATTTAAAAAAGAGACAGGAACTTTCTTTTGATAATTATGATGATCTATTTAGTCTGCTAGATGATCTGAATGACAGGTGTGTCACTGGCAACTCTGCAATTGCTTGTGTTAATGGATTTATAGCTAAGAATTTGGAGTTCTCAGAAGTGATCTATAGTATCTTAGATCGCAACTTAAAAACCCGTGCTACAACTACTCTAATTAATTCAGTTTTACCTGGAACTATTCCAACATTTGACGTTGCCCTAGCCTTACCATATGATGATAAGTCTAAAAAGAAGGTCAAATTGGAAGATGGTTGGTATATGAGCCGTAAACTAGATGGAGTCCGTTGTATTGCCATAATTGATGCAGATGGAGAAGTTAAATTCTTTTCTAGAGGCGGCAATGAGTTCTTAACTCTAGATACACTAAAAGCCGATATTAAAAAACTAAAATTAATTGATACTGTTCTTGATGGCGAAGTTTGCATGATGAATGAATCTGGCCAAGAAGATTTTCAAGGAATTATTAAAGAAATTGGCCGAAAGAATCATACAATTAAAAATCCAAAATATTTAGTATTTGACTGCTTAACTCTAGATGAATTTAACAGTCAAACTTCATCAACTGATAGAAAATTTAGGGATCGTATTACAATAGCTGCACTACTATTTAGTGGAATTGACTTAAAAAATACTACTCTACTAAAGCAAACCCTAATTGAATCCGAAGATCAATTACAAACTGAAATTACTAATTCAACTGCTCAAGGTTGGGAAGGTTTAATGCTAAGAAAAGATACTCCATATATTGGAAAACGTAGCGATGAAATTCTTAAAGTTAAAAAATTCTGGGATGCTGAATATATTGTAGAAGGAGTTGAAAATTCAACGCACCGAGTTATAGAAGATGGTCGTGAAGTTGAAGAAGAAATGTTAGGCAATATTTTTATTACACATAAAGGAAATCAAGTTAGAGTAGGTTCAGGTTTTTCAATTGAACAGCGTCGACAATTTTACAAAAACCCTGATCAAATTATAGGTAAAACAATCACTGTTCAATACTTCGAAGAAACTACTGATCAATATGGTCAAAACTCTTTAAGATTTCCAGTTATTAAAGCAATTTACGAAAAAACAAGAACCATATAAATGCCAAGAATTATTTTAGCAGGACCTGGTGCATCAGGTAAAGATTTCATGAGAAAACGTTTAGAAGAACGTGGAATGAAATATGCAGTGAGTTATACAACTCGACCTCCAAGGCCAGGAGAAGTGGATGGCCAAGACTATTTCTTTTTAAGCAAAGAAGAGTGTCAAACAATGATTAATGAAGGTAAATTCTATGAAGTTATTGATTTTAATGGATGGACCTATGGAACTTCTATTGAACAATTTGATAATGATGATGTTTTTATTATGACTCCAAGCGGATTAGCTCATCTTGCAGAAAAAGATAGAGCCAAATCATTTGTAATATTTTTTGATATTCCAGAAGAAATTAGAAAACGCCGACTCGAAGAACGAGTTATGCCTGGCCATACAGTCGAAGCCAGATTACAGGCCGATAGAGAATTATTTGATGGCTTTAACAATTACGATTTAAAAATAACAAACCCAAACTTTTAATATGTCAACCTTTAACGGAACCTTAATTAATGTAGATGATACTCAATTTGTATCAGCAAAATTCAAAAAAAGAGAATTTGTAGTCGGGACTAACGATAAGTACCCTCAGTATGTAACATTTGTTGCAATCCAAGAAAAATGTGAAATGTTAGATTTTGCAAATCCTGGAGATCAAATTCAAGTTGGCTATAAATTAGCCGGTCGTAAATGGGAAAGTCCTAGCGGTCAAATCAAATACTTCAATACAATTGAAGCAACTCAAATTCATGTTACAAAGTCTAATCAAATTTTAGATGAGCAAGACATGACTGATGATGAAATTATGAATGATTTATTTGGAGATGCTCCAAGTACACCAAAGAAATCAGCACCAATTGACGATACTGATTTGCCATGGGATATCTTAGATTAGTATAATATTATAAAATATAAGAAATGAAATACATATCAATTGATTTAGAAACAACTGGGTTAGATCCACAAACGTGTCAGATCTTACAGATTGGTGCAATAATTGAAGACACAAATGATGTTAAGCCAATCTCAGAGTTGCCTACATTTAATTGTGTAATCGAACACCCTCACTATACAGGTTCAGCGTATGCTATTAATATGAACATGAACCTTATTGAGATTATAGCTGGAATGGAAAAGATTCCAAGAGAAGACCGTGGAGAATATCGTAAGAAACACAATATCTTAACTCCCCAAATGGTTGCTACGGCATTTGCAAATTGGGCAGCATTTCACGGATGTGAAGTAGACGGTGACCGAGTAATTATTAATGCAGCTGGAAAAAACTTTGCAGCATTTGATAAAGTTTGGTTAGAAACCCTAATTCCAACTTGGAATACCAAAATTAAAATTAGAAATCGCATTATTGATCCAGCTGTATTAGTTACAGATTGGAAAAATGATCAATCTCTTCCAGGTCTTGGAAAATGTAAAGAGCGAATTGGTCTTGAAAATCATGTTACTCATGATGGACTAGACGATGCAATCGATGTTGTTGAGGTAATTCGTAAAGCTACAAACAATTACCAGAATGCGAATTATTGATTATAAAGCAGCTCTAGAAAGCATGTATCTAGATATGATGGAAGAAATGTATAAACACCTTTCATCAAATAAATTTGAGTGGCCTGATGATATTCCATTCGATGATGCAGAAAAGACAGACCTTTTATCTGAAATGATTGAATATTTTGAAGAAAAGGAAGAATTTGAAAAGTGTGAAGAGCTCACAAAAATGAAGAATCTTTAGTATATTAGTTATATGATAAATGAAACAACTCGTCTTGGATATTGTTGTATTAATCTTTCCTTAGATAGAAAGGTTACTGCAAATCGTGGAATGATTAAGAAAACCTTTCAACAAAAAGGTATTCAATATTGTGGCGAGTTGGCTCATCAAAATATCAAAGATATTCTAACTATTTTGCAATGGAATCTAGCCAATGACATTTATGTTTATCGTATGTCTAGCGATGTTTTTCCATGGATGTCAGAATATGAAATTCAAGAACTTCCAAATTTTCAAGAAATTTTACCCGATATGCAGGCAATTGGCGCATTTGTGCTTGCCAATAACATCAGGCTGTCGATGCATCCAGGTCAATTTGATGTTTTGCCTTCGCCGACTCCAATTGTTGTTACTAAAACAATTAAGGATCTAAACCAGCATGCAGAAATTATGGATCTTATGGGGTTACCGACCGATCATAGATTTCCAGTTAATATCCATGTAGGTGGAACATATGGCGATAAAGAATCAGCAGCAGACAGATTTTGTCAAAATTTTAGGTTACTTAGTAAAGCTGCACAAAGTCGACTTGTTGTTGAAAATGATGATAAGGCTACTCAATACTCAGTACAAGACTTATTCGACTTAATTACTGCAAGAATTGGAACTCCAATTACTTTTGACTTTCACCACCACCGTTTTAATACAAGTGGGCTAACCGAAGAGGCTGCTCTAAAACTTGCAGCTTCCACTTGGCCATGCACTCCGCTAACACACTATTCAAGCTCAAAGAAAACATTTGAAGATTCTACAGTTATTGCTAGATCCCACGCAGATTATATCTACGAACAAATTAATCCGTACGGGTTAACTTTAGATATCGAAGTAGAGGCTAAAGCCAAAGACCTGGCTGTTCTAAAGTATCGCGAGCAGTATAATACTCTATTAGAAAAATATATTCCATTAGAACATGAGCGATTGCAAGAACTGTAAATCAAAGGAGATTCGAACTCAAATTAAAGGCATCTTTGATGAATTCTTTGTTGGGGATGATATTAGAAATGAAAGACTTTCTATTTGCTATGACTGCGATAAGTTTTTAGCAGAAAGCGGTCAATGCGGAGAATGTGGCTGCTATATTTTTGCAAAGACTGCAACTAAAGGGGAGGTCTGTCCGCTAGATGAGCCCAAGTGGTAATAAATAACTAAGATTTTACAAATCCTCAGTTTATTCAATTAATCATTTTTTCTACTGAGAAAATACCTAACACCATGGAAAGTGACAGTATTCGCCAAATTAAAACACAATCGGAAGAGACTGATGGGGACTTGGATCCTGATCCTAGCTACGTTCTTCAACCCTCTTGGTTTCGATGCCCTATTTGCTCTGGTAATGAAATGGACCGGCTCCTATTGGATTACGGACGCTATTTTCTATTGCCTATCGGCGTTCTTTTTTGGACTTTATTTTTTATTTTTTAGAGAAAAACCAAAGAAATCTTAGTATATTATCTCTATAAACTTATTAATATGAATGTAGAACTAACCCCTGTAACTTCATCAACTATTGATGCATTCGGCTACGACCCGGCCATAAATGAATTGTATGTTCAATTTAAAAGCGGTGCAACCTATACTTATGCTGGAGTTTCTGAATCAGTTTACGCTGATCTGTGTGAAGCTGAATCATTTGGTAAATTCCTAAATGCCAATATTAAAGGCACATACGATTACCTTAAATCATAAGCATGGGATTTAACAAATATTTTATTCCAGATCCAGAAGATTTTATTGAGCGCCTTGAAAAATTTACAGGACCTCGTGAATTTGTAGCAATTAAAAAAATTGATGCAGTAATGGGTGACAGCCTTTCAGTAGATATGCTTGATAAAATGTATGAGATGGTCAGAGCTGGTCATACAAACGAAGAAGTTTTGGTAGAACTTAAATCAATGTTAAAGTAGAATAACCTATAAATTAAAAGCTATGTATTATTTAGTAAGAATCAAATTTGAGACCGAAACCGAAAGCGGTAAACGTAAATTCATTAAAGAATTGTATGTTGTAAGTGCTAACTCTGTATCTGATGCAGAAGCAAAAATCCGAGCTAGATTTGGAGATGGAATTTCAGCAATGACTGTTGAATCAGTTCAAGAATCTAAGATCCTTGGAATCATCGAATAATCTTGCACTCTACGCAAAAAAGAAAGGGACAACTGAAAAGCTGTCCCTTTTTAATTTAGTAAAGTTTGAACTATTTCATAATATAAAGATATCCTAAACTACCAACTAGAATTCCACCAATAACTTTGGTAAATGTTAGTTTGGTTTTAAGTTTCTTATTTTCCTTTTGAAGATCTTTAACCCATAAACCCTGAGTTTCAAATTTCAATTGCTCGTTTTTAATACGATCTTCGTACATAACGCCTTTTTGAACGTGACCTGAAATGATACTATCTTTTAATACTATTTTTTGATTAAGTAAAACGAGTTGTTCAGTTGCAAGTTTAAGTTCAGCCTTTGCGCTATCACCACCAATTAAATCTTTAACAATCTGTTTTGCAACAGGCGCTGGAATTTTAACAGTATCTTGTGGTGCAGTTTGTGCAAATGCAAAAACTGGAAATAACGCAATTATAAAAAGTAACTTTTTCATATTAATAATTGTATCTAGCTTTAAAGAAGGAATCGATTTGGGTTGGAGTATAACCAGAAGCAGCTGCGCTTTGTTCATGATAAAATTCACGAATAATTGTAGTCTTTTCTTTAATATTGTCAACTTGAAAATCGATTGCCTTTACTTCAGTTTCATAAACCTGAATAGAACTATCAATTTTTAGTTGCTTTGCCTCTAACTCTTTATTTGCAACAGTTAATGAATCAATTATTGCTTTATACTCTACTGGCATTTGTGGCTTTGGAGTAAAAACATAAACTAATCCATAAAAAACAAGTAGTCCGCCGATTACATATAGAATATAACGCCACTTGCTTTTATTTGCTTTTGCAAATTCAACAATTTTGATACCCTCTTCTTTAAGCTTTGCTTTTTGTTGAGATTTCATAGGAAAAATTTAATTATGCTTCTGGAGTTTCCTCAGCAGCAGGTTCTTCAGCAGGCTCTTCACCTTCTTCAGCTGGAGCTTCTTCGGTTTCTTCTTCACCTAATTTGAACATATCCTTAATTTTAGTAAGGATTTCTTCTTTTTTAGCTTCTTTGTCTTCACCATCTTCCATGTCTTTCCACTCTTTAAATTCGCTAGAATAGAATGAATCGAAATCATCAGATGAAAGTTCATTGAACATTACATCAAGGTGTTCTTTTTTGAAAGCTTCTAAATCAGCGCCTTCTTCTGGAGCTTCTTCAACTGGAGCTTCTTCAACTGGAGCATCCGCTGCAGCTGCATCTTCTTCCTCAGTTAAACCAAAATTGTTTAAAAATTCTGCTGAGTTTACGTTTTCGTCAACCTTAGTTACGAAATCTTTGAAATTGTAAATCATTTTAAATAGATCTATTTTACAGTTATTTATTTGTGAAAGTTGGTATAATATCAAAAAAGAAAAATATGCCTGAAGGACCAGAGTGCAGACGAGTATATGAAGGGTTAAGAACCCACTGCATCAATAAGAAACTAATTAAAGTAGAAATACTTGGAGGACGCTTCCTAAAGACTCCTCCAAGTGGTCTGGAGACCCTGGGGCTGCCCCTGGAGGTAGTTGGAGGCGGAGTTAAAGGCAAATTTATCTGGCTGGAATTAGAAGCAGGGATGTCTATCTGGATCACTCTAGGCATGAGTGGATTTTGGTCAATCTATGAAAAGCCGCATTCTCATATTAAATTAGTGTTTGATGATGGGCTAGAGTTATTTTTTGTTGATCAGCGTCGGTTTGGAACACTTAAGTTTGCAACTAAAGTTGAATTGGATGCAAAATTAAAAACTTTAGGAGTGGATGCACTAAATGATACAACTGCATCTGTTTATAATACGATTAGATCATTTGAGAGGGTTCCTAATAAAACTATTGTAGAGGCTCTAATGAATCAACAATTATTTGCTGGTATTGGAAACTACATTAAATGTGAAATGTTGTATAGAAGTGGAATATCTCCGCATAGATTGGTTAAGGATCTTACTGATAATGAGATTCAATTACTTTGGGATTATTCTAAATTAATAAGTAGAGCTTCATATGCACAAGGTGGAGCAAGTATTAGAAATTATCAACAAGTTACCGGCGAAACTGGCGACTTTGTTTTTGAATTTGAAGTCTATGGAAAGAGGGAAGATCCTCATGGAAATACAGTAATTAGAGAAAAAACAGCGGACGGCAGAACTACACATTGGGTTCCAGGTCTACAACAATAAATATAATATGCAATACATTAAACCATACACACAATTTAATGAGAGTGTTCAACCAATGCGAATCTTTTGCGATATGGATGGAGTACTTTCAGATTGGGATTCCCAGTTTGAAAAAGAGGCTGGAATGACTATTGAAGAGTTTCAAAAGGAATACTCAAAAAACGCAAGTTGGAAACTTGTTGGAAAAGCCGGCGAGGCATTTTGGGCTGGCATGGAATGGATGACTGATGGTATTGATCTTTGGACATTTATTCGAAAGTTTAACCCAACTATCTTATCTTCACCATCGCTTGATCCTAATTCAATTATAGGTAAAGCAAAATGGCTTAAGAAAAACCTGAACTGGGACTTTCCGTATATTACAAAAAAGGAAGACTGGACAGGTCAAGAGAAAACCATTTTTTATGGTAACAAATTTGAATTTGCAACCGGCCCTAGTGATATTTTAATTGATGATACTCCAAAGAAATTAGATGCATGGATTGCAGCTGGTGGTACTGGTATTTTGCATACTAGCGCCAAGGAAACTATTGCAGAGCTAAAGAAATTAGGTTTCGATAAATAACTAAAATTACTAAATTACAGTGAGAATCATTGAATCTTTTACAGGATTTTTAAAAATACAGGAAATGGGAGGTTGGGCAACCACAAAAACTCAGGGGACTAAAATTACACCAGCTGTTCTGCAAGAGTCAGTTAAAGTATTAGAATTTATTTTTGGTAAATTTAATACGCATATAAAACAGTTGGACATGGCTCCATTGAAAGTACTTGGCCCAGGAGGGTCAGGTGTTTATTTTAAACAAGACTTGGAAGAGAACCCAGACAAAGCCTATGGTGATGTTGATATTTTAGTTGAATATCCATTAACTGAACCTCAATCAAGACGAGTTGAAATTGATACAATGAAAGAGTACAATCAGCTTATGCTAAAATGGATTCAAGAAAATCCTCAACCAGAAATTGATGCAGAGGAGAGCGATGCAATTTCAGATGGTAGTCTAAAACTTGTAATTAACCTAAGTGCAGGTCCAGTTCAAGTTGATATTATTCCAACTTTCACCTATTCAGCTGAATGGGCAAAGGCTCGATATACTCCAATTAGAGGACTTAAAGGATTTGTTGTAGGATTTTTATATCAATCCTTTGGTAATGCTCTAGATGTATCAGTAACCGATCGTGGAGTTGTTGCTAAAATTAAAAATGGAGAATTAGTTGGTCCCAATATGCGTAAAGACGTTGAGGAAAAGATTATCACTAGAGATTTCTCTAAATTTATTTTACACCTTGCAGAATTTGTTGATGAATTCTCTGGAACCAAACGCGAAATTGTAATTGATGATTATTTAAATGAACATCCTGGAATTGATGTAACACAACTTTCACTTGAACAAATTTGTAATGGAATCCTAGGATTTGCCAGAACTCTTGAAAAAACTGGTACATACGATTTACCAAATTTTAAGTATAATAGTTCAAAGGAACTTTTAGAAGAAGTTGTTAAGATTTATGCACAAAAACTACATAAACACAGAACTTCCTCTAAATACGATAAAGCCTTAACTGATTTAGCTAACCAACAGAAAGATAAAGTAATGCATGACGCTGAAACTGCATTCGAGTATGTTAGTAATAAACTATTAGATGGAACAACTATTTAGTGCAGAAAACACATTTGACAGAGCCACAACGTGGTTCATTAGCGATTTACACATAGGACATGGAAATGTCTTACGATTTGAAGAAGGCTTACACAATTTTACAGATATTAAGGAGCACGACCATGCAATTGCCAAAAACTGGCATGAAACAGTTGGACCCAACGATCATGTTTTTTTCCTAGGAGATCTTGCAATGGAGCGAACTAAATTCAAACACATTCGTGAAAACCTAGGAAAATTTGGAAAACTTCCTGGAAAAGTCCACTGGATTATTGGTAACCACGATCTTCACATAGATCAAGCCTGGCTCTATAATTTAAGAGAAGTAATGGATATTGTAGAATTTACAAACTACAAAGAAATTATGGTTAAGGATGATAGCGAATGGGGTCTTAAAAGATTTGTACTATTCCACTATCCTCTCTATGAATGGAATGGCAAATATCGTGGAGCATATCACCTATATGGACATTCACACGCTCACGTTCATCCATTAGCGGGAACTATGTCAGCTTGTGCGTGTATAACAGGTTATAAACCAGTCAACGCCGATTGGATGATTGACAAGATAGAAGAATTAAAATGCAAACTAGA